CCCACCGCGCCGACAGTCAGTACATACCATTCCCCCGGCTCGAAGAAGGATTGGAACCCAGACAGCGAAATAGTGTAGATATGTTTCTTTGTCTTATTCCACTTCCAGTGGTAGTCGGCCAGCTTGTTGACTTGCGTCAGCGTACAGATAAAGTCATTGCCCAACTCGAACTTCTGCTCGCCGTCCCTCGCTATCGCCTCATAGTTGACATGTTTGTCATTGACATACCCACAATCCCCCCCTACCTTTTTGACTACCTTGCCTTGTATCAAGCAGGCCGTGAGGTATTGGGTGACACCCGAAGCATTAGTGAAAAGAATACGCGCCTGGTCAGGCCGTGTCGAGGTATCAAAGGTGGTTTCAGCGATCTGCGTTCCGCTCGCGGTGTTGTGTTTGAGATCGGGAGTCTTGACGCCCACCACTTCGATAGACGGAGTGGGTTTGTTTTTACTCTTTACTATTACAACGCCGGGCACAGTAGGTTTTAGAAAACCCCCGCCCGCCCCCATGCCCCCTCCCAAAAGTCCTGCCAGGAATGTATTCATTACTTCCCCGTCAGCCTATTCCAGAAACTGACCAGGGCGACCGGACCCTTATCATCATAGTTTGCCCAGAACTCCCCAAAGTCAGTAGTGGGCGGCCATACCGCCCCATTCGCTACCGTCTCGTACAACGATCCCCCTTGCGTCTTGTCAAACGAATCGCAGTCTTTCGCGGTCCATAGCGTCCGCATATAATTATCCTTTACGATCTTCACCCCATGTACTACAAGTTTATTTGACTGTGCAACATCTATCATGCTATCGACTGACATGAGGGATGTTATCGTAGTGCCAGGCGTAGGATCGGAAGTGGAAGCCTTGAATGGAGTCCGATACTTGAACGTTCCGCAAGCATCCATCCCGATATATCGAGCTGCACTGGCATCGCCTATTTCGGTGAGAGTGTCCCATATCGGAGTTTGCGCCCGCACAAGCGCCCACGGGTGAATCACCGAATTGTCGTCAACGTCGAATCCCATGGTCTCGAACGTCGTACTCATGGCGGAATCTGCACCGATACTCCCCGCCGCCCCCGTCGAGGTGTTGGGTACAAACCAATTCGGGGAGCGGTTGTTCTGAATCAGCATCGCCTTGCTTACGTTGACAATCGCCCCCGTGCTCGCGCCCGTGAGAGTACAGACAAGCGACGCCTCGGATGAACTGGATATGGCGTGAGTCCTCTCAATCTTTGCCCATCCCGCCCCGCCCGTACAGGTCCACCCTAGAGAGTCTCCGCCCACCACTAGTCCGCCAGTGCAAGAGGCCGTCGAGGAAATGTATAGGGACACGTTCCAGTTCTGCCCAACGTCAAGTTTTTTGTCGCCCGAGAAGGTGACAGTCTGCGCCATGATGCATCCCGAACTTGAGGGAGTCAGAGTCCCCCTATAGTCTCCGAATATCCCATCGGTCGTGCGGGCCAATTGAGTCGATAGCCAACTAGATTGCGGCGCAGTCGAAGAGAAGGCCGCATTCGCAAGGAAGTTGTACCATTCTTTCTGTGATTCCATCCGCGCCACGTTGTGAAGGATGCTCGATGCCTCCGTAGTGGGATCGCAGATAGCATGATTTTCGTAAGCATAGTATTTCTGCCTCACCCGTCGCCGCATATCTTCTATGCCATCAAAGGCAGTCACCGTAACTCTGGTAACGCCATCAAAAACGCTGGACCGGTGAAACATATTGTCATCAGTGCGCCCGGCGAATTCCAATTCATATAACCCGCCGTAGTATGTTTCCACTTCGACACCACACCGGGTCTGCATATATTTCTGGTCGGAGGTTCCATTATATATCTCGCCCGTGGAATTGAAAGCAGAATATTGATCGTCGGCAAACTGTCCAATGGGAGATAGGAGAGATAGGGTGCATGAATTGGGATTGGCAGTCCCCGCAGGTGATTCTACGGTCCGCTCGATATCGCAGGTTTGAATCCGCGAAGTGATATTGCATCGGGTGTGCCCAGTGGCATGCCCGTTCAAATGCCAGACAATCTCCTCGTTCTTTTTGGCCGAGAAATTAGCCGTCACCTCTGCCGCCGTTGCCGTGACCGATGGGAAGATGCGAAGATAGTTAATCGTATACGCGCCTGCCGTCCCGGACAAATGCCGTAGCGAGAACTTGGGGAAGTTGCGGGCTTTGACATCGCTATTCCCCGACCATGTGCTATCGACTACCGCACCCGCAAGATAGAAAGCGCTTCCCGCCGTGGTCCCCGTGGTTAGGTCTATGGAGAATGTCGCCCGCGTCCATACTTGTAGTGTGGGGGTGTCCGTATACGCCGAGGAGACAAGTTGCCGCGCCGTCGTTCCGTCATACCATTCTAGAATGTAATTGTCTGTCGCGGCGACGTAATAGAACTTCAGATAATGGGTTGCGTCGTTATACCATGCGAAAAGCACTTGATCTGTCGCCACGTTGAAAGCAAAGGTGGGCTTGAAGTAGGCATCTAGTATCATGGTCGAGGGAAGATCAAGAAGGTAATCGGCATATCCCCCCGTCAGATTATGACTGCCCGGCTGGTTATCCGTGTCGGCTATCAGGGTGAAAGTGGGAGTTCCTGCTATTGGCGGATAAAACTGCTGGCGGAAATCGACATACATTCTCCTGTCCTGCGAAAAGACAGTTGCGAGATTAGACTGCCAGGCAGAGGAGATCCACTTGATAGCCATTACCATCTCCCCTGGATTGCCGCTAATTCTCGCGCGAGATCGCGGGCCGCCCATATAGAACCTTGAACGATGATGGTATTCCCGCCGCCTCCGCGCCCAAGGGGGACTATGGCTTCAGGTCCACTTTCTCCAACCAGAGCCAGGGTGGGCCGGGTCACGATCCCGCCCCTCGCCATGGCGGGGACGTTCCCACTATTCCCGGTGTCCTGCGCCCCAACATAGGAACCGGCCGCAATCGTTACACCGCCCGCTACCATCAAGGCGATACCCAGGGCTATCATCGCGGGATTGTATGCATTGGCAATGATGATTTCCAAACCAGCCTGCACCATAAGTTTCCCGATACTCGCCGCAACTTGAGCAATCAAGTTCTTCATGGCCTCGGCGAAACTCTCGGTACCTGCGGCGGCCTTGCCTATAGCATCGAAGAAACTAACAAACGCATCTTGGCCGATTTGTATTGCGAGATTTTGATGTTGTTCTGTTAATTTCTTGGTTGCCTCGGCCGCCTTCTCCGCATCTCCCGCGAAGTCTTTCATTGCCCCACCATAAAGGGGAAACTTATTCTCGGACGATAATGTTTCGGCGATAGTACCGAATTCCACGGCCATCTTGTGAAGTTGATCGTTGACGGCCTTGAGTCCTTCGGGATCGACCGCATCCATCATGGCCTGAGTCTGTCGTGCCGCTTCCTGTTCTGCGTCGGCGAGGTCCATGGAGGATTGCGCCCATGCATGAGTCCATATCTCGAGTTTGGCATCCTGAAGCGCTTGGAGATGATCGGAAAGTGCCTTGGTAGCCGCATTTACTTTGTCTATCGATTCGCCAGAGATACCAGGGAGAAGAGGACCGCCCCCGGTTCCCGCAGTTTGCCCCAATTTTGCCATTTGTCTATTGATGGCGTCTATTTTATTTTGTAGCTCGGCGATTCGCTTAAATGTATCACCCAATGCATCACCGCCCGAACGAGATGAATACTTTTTTGTCGGGTCTATCTTGAATCCCCATTTGGCTTCTAAATCTTTAATCCATTTCTGATCGCTCTCCATTTCCCTTCGCAGAGTTTTGAGATATGCACTTCCCTCCTCAATAGTCCCAATATCCCCCGCCTTCATACCCAATATGACATTTGTTTGCATCCGAGAGGAAAGCCAGGTAATAGTTCCCGCGAAAGCCTGTATGAGACGAGTGCCAACGGCCTCCTTCAATTCGTTGAACTCATTCTTGATCTGCTTCAGACCGCCACCAGCGCTCTTCGCCATGGCTTCCGACATTCCTCCGAACCGTCCAGTCAACCCCTCGATGATCGAGGAAAAACGCTCAACCGGGTCTTTTGTTTCCTTGATCTTCACGCCATACCGGCTAAGCGCTCCGACATTTCCCTCGATTGCCTTGCCGACAAGTAGGGCGGCGGAATTGAGATCGATCCCCAAGCCGGCCGACAAATCTTGCACGACCGGGATTATCTTCTTCATGCCCTCGGCGGACACGCGGCCTATCTGAGTCAATGACTGCATCGCCGCCATGGTCTCTTCTTCGGCGAATGTCGTAGTCATCGAGAGAGCGCGGGCTAGTCCCTGGAGTTGTTTTGTATAGACTTCTGCATTCTGCCCGCTTGCGCGCATAGCAGACCCGAGAGCGACATATGCACGCTCCGCTTCTAGGGCTTCTTTGATGCTGCTAACAAGGAAATCTTTCAGAGCACGATAGCCGAGATAAGTAGCGGCGAGTTGCTTGACTAGCTTCTCAAGTCCAGAGATGGCTTTCGTGACATTGGCAATGATGTCTATCTCTACTCGTTCGGCCATTACTTCTTAACTCGCTTCCCCATTTCCCCTTCAAGCAATTCTACAATATCAACTAGGCCGGCCGGCTGTTCCGCCCACCCGCCAGCATACGGCCACCCGAAAGCCTTGTAACGATAATAGAACTCTATTCGTTTCACGTTCTCTTCGGTGAAGTAGGACGGGATTTCATCGCGCCTCACTACGTTCCCAAACAAAATCATCTCGCGCCCGCGATCCCGTTCTGTGGGTTTGTAGCTCTCCCATTTGTCGAGTGACAGGTGGAGAGCAATCCCTAGTTTTTTAGTGCGCCATCCTTCATGGGATTCATAGTGATGATCTGATTCCCGAGTTCGTGGTAAAGGTCGTCAAAGCCGGGGAGTTTTAGGAATTCATCTGCCGTGGTAATCTGCTTCCCGTCAACGGTCAATCCCTCGATTTTTCGAATGGCCACCTTGCAAGCCTTAACGAAATTGGGCTTCACCGAAACCTTGCCCTCCTCGTTGAATGCGAGGTTAAGCATGTCGTCCCGTTCGGGACCGGTGAGATACTTCAACGTAAACTTGATAGGCTCCTCGGCCTCCTTATTGTCATTCCATTCCGGGATGAACTCTGCTTCGCGGTCGATTGTAAATTTCATGCGTCTTTATACCCCTTCACTATTGTGTATTCGATGGTATCTAAAATCTGTTTGATCTTGTCCTGCTTCGCCTGATGGAACACGGGGCGCGCGGGGATGGTGACTGAATGGGGCCGCCCAAAAAACTTCGCATCGGGAGGGCCGAGTTGCATATAGATACTGGTTTTGGGCCGGTCCATTCTTCTCAGCGTTCCTCCCGAATCTCTTTTATATGCGTGTCTGTGGGTCTGCCCCGTTATCGTCTTTCCGTACTCATGGGTTTGAGCTTTGTACTGTTGCTTGTTGTCTACTTCTACTTTTGCCGTAATGGGATTAAGGGTCACCTTGCTCTGCACCGCTCTAACCAGTCTACCGGTTCTCGGACTCAATACCTGCCCCATCCATCGCCGTTTGATTTCATCCCGCAACACATCAGTACCGGCCCTTAGGGCCGTCTGTGTAAGTTTGGGCCATGCCCCCTTCCACAACTCCATCTTGTGTTGCAGGTCTTCAAGCGTCATTAGGTGGCAACATAAGTAATTGCGCTTGTTCCCTGGAAATTGTAGGTCACCCCCAACTTGTCCCCCACGGCGCTATTCATGGACACGCCGGTGAGAAGGGCGACACCGCACCAATATGTCGTAGTATTCTCATGCATGTTCACATAGCACTCGCTCAATATCATTGCCGTAGAAGCGATCTGGTTGAGCAGATTGAGTTGCTGTTGCTCGGTAGTCGCATTGTCGAGTGTACCCCCGGCCGTCGCCGTCCAACCGCGAATATTCGGCAGGTACTTTCTCGATGCATCTCCGAACGCAGTCACTTCCGATAATCCTATATCTCCGCTCAGCGACCATGTATCAATATACAAAGCCCCCGAACTAGAATATGCCGCCGCCCCGCCAGAGGTGGAGGCGGTAAAAGAGATCCATCCGTCTTTGCCAGCACGTGCAGCCATTATGCCTCCTTAAACCCCGGCCGTGGTATAAGACAGGTTCCCGTCGCCGGTGAAATTAAACGACACGGAAACCTTATCCCCGACGGCGCTGTTTACCGTCAAACCTTGCATGTAAGCGTTCCCCGACCAATACGTAGTGACCCCGGTCGAGGTGTAGAACCTAAATGCAGCTACAGCTAACGTGTGCGCGCTATCGAATTGGTCGGCAAGCGTCAACTGTTGCGCGTCAGCCAGATCGAGCGTACCCGTCGCCGTCCCTGACCACTGTTTGATCGTATAGATATACTGCCGGTCCTTATCCCCATATGCGGTCACCTCCGCTGTATTGGTTTGAGGATTCAGCGTCCAACTATCGATTGACCCCACAGTTGCCGCCCCGATCTTCATAGACCCATCTTTCCCCATGAGTGCAGCCATTTACCCCCCTATGACTTTGTTATACAAATAGTCCAGCCCAAACTCGCAATTAACAACGGAGAAGTTTTCCAATTCTCCCTTGTCCGTCTG